TTAGACTACATAGAAACAAGTATGTTCGGCCCTGAGTACGTGCGAACCGGAACAATGACGGGAGCCAATAGGCCGCACATTACTGGTAAAGGTCGCGAGTTTTTCGCCAGTGTATCAATGCAAGATGGTTTAATTATGGGGGTGAAGTAATGGACGAGCACGGAGACGAGCACCTAACTTGGGACGATGAAAGCCCACAGCTTGAACAATGGGAGATAGACGAGGCGCTTGCAGACGAACGCGGCGATAATCAACGGCTAGATGAGGATAATTAAAGATGGATGACTTAATAAACAAGGTTAAACAATGGCACCATGACCGAAACCTGATTAACGGCTCTACAGACTTACAACAATTCAATGGCAAGCTGTTAGAAGAAGTAAAGGAGCTAGAAACGAATATACTGCTGTCTCAGCCCATTGCGGATGATATAGGGGATATCCTAGTGGTGCTTATCAATATCGCCACACGGAACAATCTGAGCCTCTCTAGGTGCCTTCAGGTTGCCTATGATGATATAAAGGATAGAAAGGGTAAAATGGTGGAGGGTGTATTCATTAAAGAACGCGAGATGGCGCAACCCAACACCACCGAGAAAGACGCTATATATTTAAGAGGTTTTGAGGATGGGAAGCGTCAAGCGATAGTGCCTAACCTTTCAGAGGAGTTTGGGCATTTTGCGCTAGTCTATAACAACGGCTACAATGCAGGTCTACTACATAGACAAGGGGGTAAATTATGAGCTGGATATTATTTAACAGGCATTTATCGATAGAGTTCAGAGCTGGCACCGGTTTAGACATCGAATTCGTTGATAGCAGGCCAGTGTATACGCAAAACAGCCTGACTGGAGAAATAGAGACAATGCCCTTCCAAGGTGTTATAATACTGCTGCCCTGTATCATTATTTCTTGGGGTAACGTTTATACATTCGATGATGAGGAGTACGAATAGTGAGTAAGATTAAAGAACAGTTGATAGGGTACGACCGAGAGGACGAGTGGCTAAACGACAGTAGCTACCAAATGGTTAATGAGATGGTCGAATATCGGCTCTACTGCATGACAGTGTTAGAGATGCAAACCATGGCCGCTGATTGGTTACGAAATGAATACCACGCAATGCCTTACGGTGACTTTGAACAGAAATACCTCGACGTTTTAAAGGATAACAGAGATGAGTAGATGCAAAGCATGTGACGTTATATTGACAGGGGCAGAGCTAGATAAAACCTACGGTGCAGGAAACACAATGGTAGGAATGTGCTATAGCTGTAGTAAGATTTCAACTAAAGCTTACACTGATTTTGACGCAACAGTTGACACCCAAATTGATTTTACAGTAAGTTTAGATGAATTTGAGGTTGACAGGGGGTATAACTAAATGCTAGACTGAACTTATGTTATGTTCTTTAAGATTAAACATTAAAGTAACTAACTAAAGTATACTTAAGAAGATAAATCAATTTAATAACTAACTGAAAGGTAATAATTATGTCATTAGCAACTTTAGAAGGTACAGTAGCATTTGAGAACCTGAATGAGCACGAAATGTATCAAGGTCAGAGCACTGGTAAATTCTCTCTGGTAGTGTCTTTAGATGATGCCACAGCAGATGAGCTAGATGCTAAGGGTGTCAAGCTGAGAGAGTATGAGGGTGTCAAACAGCGTAAGTTTAGCAGTAAGTTTGACGTACCAGTACTAAACCCTGATGGGTCAGCCTTTAGTGGTCGAGTGACCAGAGGCTCTAAAGTCAGGCTACTATATACAGACGGTCAGCCGCACCCTGTACACGGTATCGGTACTTACCTCAATAAGGTCAAGGTTCTGGAAGTAGCAGAGATGGAAGGCGCAGAGGACTTTTAAGGATGAAAGAAGAGTCTACCTTTGTAAAGCATGAACCATGCCCTAAGTGTGGTTCAGGCAACAACCTTGCAAGGTACTCTGATGGACACGCTCACTGCTTCAGCGGTGGGTGTGGTCACTACGAGAGGGGCAACGGAACTGCCCCAGACTTTGCTGATGTAATTAAGAAACCCACAAGAGCATTTGAGATGACAGGAACTATAGCGTCAATCCCCGATAGGAAGATTTCACAGACAATCGCAGCTAAGTTCGGTGTGACTGTAGAATTCTCCCCAGAGGGCAAGATTGTCAAGCACCACTACCCGTACTACGATAAAGACACAGGTTACGCCATAGGCACTAAGGTGCGTGGTGTAGAAAACAAATCATTCTACGCAACGGGGGATTTTAATAACGCTGGGTTATTCGGACAACAGGCATTTAAAAGCGGAGGCAAGTACGTCACTATCACAGAGGGAGAGGTCGATGCAATGGCTGTCTGTGAGATGTTCGATGGTAAGTGGCCAGTAGTATCAATCAGGTCAGGCGCAGCAGGAGCCTCCAAGGATATTAGAGCCAACCTTGAATGGCTGGAGACCTTCGATAATGTCTGTATCTGTTTTGATAACGACAAAGCCGGACAGGCAGCAGCCGCAGAAGTTCTTAGTCTCTTCACACCTAATAAGGCCAAGAACATTACGTTGCCTTTGAAAGACGCGGGGGAGATGCTTAAAGAGCGTAAGGTACAGGATTTTGTTAAAGAGTGGTGGAACGCTAAGACGTACCAGCCTGACGGTATTATTAGTTTTGGCGAAGAAGGTGTTTGGGAGAAGTTTCTCAAGCGTGGCACAGAGGAAGTTATCCCACTGCCAAGTTGCTTTTCTGACTTAAACGAGAAGATGAACGGTGGTATAGTCGCTGGCGAAGTAACAGTTATTGGCGCGTTGACTAGTATCGGTAAGACAACAATGGTATCCAATCTAATCAACGGTTTTGTTACAGAGAGTAATCAGCGTATTGGTTGTATTTTTTTAGAGTCGGATGTTGGTGAGACAGTAGAGAATTTACTATCGCCGTATGCTGGCATCAATATTAGTAACATACCTGCCGCCGATAGGGATTATGAGGCATACCATAAGAAGTACTTAGAGATGTCTGAGTTAGATAACTTGCACATGCTAGACCACCAAGGGTCTTCTGAAACAGAGGCGTTGTTTGGGAAGATACATTATTTGGTTAAAGGTTTAGAGTGTTCTGTTGTAGTGATTGACCCGCTACAGGCCGCCGTCCGTAGTAACGACAACGTAACTATTGATGATTTCATGGACAGATGCTTGAAGATAGCTAAGAATACAGGTGTTAGTATTATCTTGATTAGTCATATGCGACAGCCAGAGAAAGGCAAGGGCGCACATGATGTAGGAGAGTACGACCTCAAGGGTTCGTCATCCATTAATCAGATAGCCTTTAACACTATACTCTTAAGCAGAGACAAGTTAGCTGAGGACGACCACGCTAGAAACTGTACTTTTGTTCAGCTTGTCAAGTGTAGACGGACAGGTAAGACAGGAGCTGCTGGTTGGTTACTATACAACGATACGACTGCGAGACTTGAGTCAGTACCGCCTCCCATGCCTGAGATTAACGTGGAGTTCTAAGTAGATGAAGAAGATAGTCTTTGACATTGAAACCAACGGGCTAGAGCCTACTCTTATATGGTGTGTTGCAGTACGTGAAGTAAGCACAGCTAAGGAGCTGGTGTTTACCAGTGAGGTTACTTTTAAAGATTACTTTTACTCTGAGCAGATGGAAATCATAGGCCACAACATAATTGGCTATGATATACCAGCACTCAAAAAGCTTTGGAACGTAGACTTCAATGGTAAGAAGATAACTGACACACTTGTTATGTCACGCTTGGCAGAGCCTTCACGCCAAGGCGGTCATTCACTAGATAGCTGGGGTGAACAGTTAGGATGCCCTAAAGGAGATTATAATGATTGGCTTAATTTCTCTCAGGATATGGTGGAGTACTGTAAGCAAGACGTTAGAGTTAATGAACTGGTGTATAAGAAACTCATCGTATCACTTGCTGGTTTTAGAGGTGAAAGCCTTGACCTTGAACATCAGGTACAGGTTATTATTGCAGAACAAATCAAGAACGGTTGGCTCTTAGACCAGAGAAAAGCATTCACTCTATTAGCTAAATTAAAAGAGAAAAAGCTTGACTTAGAGGATAGTGTACATTCTAAGTTCAGACCTTTACCTACTTTTATAAAACAAGTATCACCGAAGGTTAAGAAAGACGGTACGTACTCCATCGTTGGCCTGAAGTTCTTAGGTGAGCAGTGGGAGACAGCAGTAGCAGACTTTAGTAGGATTGATTACCCTGAGTTTAACTTAGGTTCGCGCCAACAGATAGGCCGATACCTACAGTACTTTGGGTGGAAGCCTGAGACATTTACTGAGAAGGGTCAGCCCATAGTAGATGAGTCAGTACTCAATAAAGTCAAGGGTATACCAGAGGCTGCACTGATTGGTGAGTACCTTCTAGTTCAGAAGCGTATAGCACAGATACAGAGCTGGATAACAGCAGTTAAGGATGACGATAGAGTACACGGTTACGTAAACGCTAACGGCGCTGTAACAGGCCGTATGACACACTCAAGCCCTAACATGGGTCAAGTACCAGCAGTCTACTCGCCTTACGGCCAAGAATGTAGAGCTTGCTGGACAGTACCTGAAGGTTATAGCTTGGTTGGTATGGATGCCAGTGGTTTAGAACTACGAATGCTGGCGCACTACATGAAAGATGAGGCATACACTAATGAAATACTCACAGGAGATATTCACACAGCAAATCAGTTGGCTGCGGGCCTTGAGACTAGAGACCAAGCAAAGACTTTCATCTACGCTTTCCTATACGGCGCAGGAGATTCAAAAATCGGAAGCATCGTTGGAGGAACTGCAAAGGACGGCAAAAGACTTAAAACGAAGTTCCTACGAAATACGCCAGCTCTTGGTAGACTACGAGAACAGGTTGGAGTGGCTGCTGGAAGAGGTTATGTTTTTGGATTGGATGGAAGACGAGTGGCAATCAGGTCAGAACATGCTGCACTGAACAGCCTGCTCCAGTCAGCAGGTGCTATTGTAATGAAGAAGGCATTGTGTTTACTGGAAGAATATGCTACTATATATAAAATTGACTATAAGATAATAGGAAACATACATGATGAAATCCAGACAGAAGTTAAATCAAAAGACGCAGAAAGGTTTGGCCGCTTGGCAACATCTTGTATTGAAGCTGCCGGACTTCACTACAAACTCAACTGCCCCCTCGCAGGTGAGTACAAAGTCGGAAAGAACTGGGCAGACACCCACTAAGGAGTCTGCTAGGAGCAGAGAGAACCAGACAAGGATGTACGTAGATGGTAAGAGATACAGAGTGGGTAACCCTAAGCATCCTCACCATCAGTTATATAAGGAAGAAGGTTTAGAGACAGTCTACGAGGTTATGAAAGGAAAGTCCCCCAATACCCAGAGACCTCGTTTCCTTGCTTGGTTTAACAACTTATTTACAACAAAAAAGGCTGTCTAATGAAACCCAGTAAAGAGAATAGAAAGAAATTTGACATTGACTTAGCCTACGGCGAGGTCAGAGAAGACAAGATAGCAGAAATGCTTACTGGTAAGAAGATAGAAGTCAAGTCAGAGAAGGACATGTGGCAGAAGACTGGTAACATCTGCATTGAGTACCAGTCATGGGGTAAGCCTTCAGGGATTGAGGCTACGGAGTCAGACTACTGGTTCCACAACCTCTGTATCGGTGAAGAAGAATACTGTACGTTAGTCTTCAGCACCCCCGTCCTGAAAAAGATTGTAAAAAGACTTGACAAATTCAAAACAGTTAGTGGTGGCGACCATAACGCTAGTAGAATGTTCTTGGTTAATTTACAAAAGTTATTCTCGACAGACGTTATCAAAGCCTTTAAGGAGTTAGAAGATGAACAAGACGACTGATACACTGGTAGACGACATCTACGCAATG